ATAGCAGGACCTCCTGCAGCTTGTTGTCCTATTTGATATCCAATACCATTACTTGCTACTGGAGCATCTAAACCTACACCACCTACCTCTTCTACTATATGCTCAGTGCTATAATTTATAGGTATTTTTTGCCCATTTTCATTAACAATATCGTAACCGTCTATATAATTTCCATATATCAATCTGTTACCTTGAATGGTTTGAGCTTTAGCAATTCTGGGTACATTATCATATTGTCTTAATAATTCATCTGACCCTAAAGTTGTAAATATTTTACTATTACTAAAAGTTAAACTTTGTTGTATTTCATCAGCCCACCCTAAATCTTTTTTATTATATCTTTCTATTACATAAATAACATTACTACCACTTTCTTTATAAAGCAAGTCTACTTGAATAACTCTTTTAGATCCTGTAGAGAAACCAATAGTAGCACCATTAAAGCGATTTAACATACCTGCATTGTTATAGGTATCTAAATTAAATCTAAAAGATCCAGGCTGAAAAGCTGGCATACTAAATAAAGACGTAGCACTATACCCGCCATCTTGATATCTATATCTATAAGCAAAACATAAAAATCTTGTTTCCATATAATTTTCATCACCTGGAAAATCTTCTAATGTTACTTCAGGAACAGGTAAAGGAGTGTATGTAAGAGTAGAGCTCTCAAACCCTGGAGGTTTTACTATCACACCTATATCTTCTTCACGTATACCGTCAGAACCTGCAGGAACATTTGTAGCTGCTGGATCATCATAATTTCTTTTTACATTTATATATCTTGGAGGGTTTTTATCGTCCGTAAAAAATAATTGATTTTCAATTTTACTTACTCCAGTGACTAAGAATTTAGGATCAAAATTTAAAGTTGTGTTAACATTACCAGGCTGCCCGTCCCACACTGAAACCACATGATAAGTAACTACATTACTATTAGTGTTAAATGAAACTATCATATCACACTTACCTGTAGGAGATGCAGCGTTAGCAGAGTCATGAACAAACCAATATAGAGTTTCTTCCATTCCGTCTTCATAAACTCCTATGCAAGAAGTAGATGCAGGGGTTAAAGGATTACTGTCGTAAGCTAAAAAAGTTAATTGAGTATTACCTT